AGAACTTCTTTTAATAGTTAGGCGTGGCATCGTAAGGATTTTTCTTATCCGTGTAATCGTGGAATGTGTCATTGTAGTCAAACATTGTTACTGCGGCATACTTAGTGCCTTTTGTGACTGGCTTTGAGGCGTGAGCATAAATAAATGTTGACGGAAACAAGATGATGTCGCCATATGTTGGCTTAAAAGACATCTCTAGGTACGGAAACCATAGTTCTCCACCTTCATACTCATCATTAAGGTACATAACCGACGAGACCGTGCACACATACGAGAAGCCATGGTCGCTGTGCACATTGAAGTGTTGATTCTCCCTGTACCTCACATAATTAATTGCTTCCATGAAATTCATGCTTATGTTGTATTTGCTTTGGTAGTCCTGCAGACATGGGATTAAGCCGTTTTTTGTATCTTCGTAGATGTTCTTCATTTCTGAAAATTCATCAGGAAGATGTTTGATGTGCTCATTACTAATCTTGCAGTCAACGCAGTCTCTGTACTCTGGCATTTTCTGCCCATATCCGACTAGAGCGTCCATCCACATAAACGGCGCTTGCGTGCTATTGCCTATAGTCTCTTCAAGGCGTTCGGGTAGTCTGAGTTCTTTTCCAAGCGCGTTCCTGTAGGCGATAATCCCAAATTTTCTATCGCCGATGTATTCAAAATTCATTGCTTCCCCTTAAAGAAGTTCTTCAACTGAATAAAATGTAGGTGTTGTAAATCTATCGTTTCCGATGACTGTTTTTACCCCATGTAAATAGTGAATATCTCCTGGGTGCATGACGGCTAAACCAGGTCGTGGCTTAACTACCAAGTCGTGTTCTGGGTAGTACAACTCCCCACCGTCAAAATCGTCGTTGTAATAGAAGAGGCCATTGAGGTCATAGTCGGGAAACGGATTGGGGGACCCATCAAGCATCTGTTTATCTGCATGTGGGCGCTGCTCAAGCCCATCAAACCACCTAACTATGACAGGACTTCTTTTGCTTAGTTTGACTTTATAAAAATCTTCTGAGTATTTCTGAAGTTTTACGATATATGAGTCAATAATATCGTGAACTTCTGGACTGTATTTTTTGATTAGGTGCGCAGGGCATTGGCGATTATTCCAATATTTAGCGTCGTAAATGCAGACTCCGTTTTCATCGTACTGATTTTCTGCTGCTGGGTTTTCCCATTCGGTTATTGATTTCGCAAATCCGTAAATTTTCTTCAAGTCTTCAAGTTCAATGAAATTATCAAGAATCAAAATATTGTTTTTTGTGGTTCCAAAATAGCCAGGCTGAACTTTCCACGGGGAGGTCATTGTTGAATCCTAGCCGATTATAGAATCTTGAAAAAAGCATTTATAGAGAATCTCTCCCCCTTGGTCACTGGCTTGATTTCATGCACCATTGACTTGGTTGAGGTGTTGCTTAAAATAACTGCAGAACCACAAATTGGTTGCCACGAAACCCCTAGTTCCTCAAAATGTATAGAACCACCTTCAAAATCATCATTTAAAAACATAAAACAACTGAAGTCAATATCCACCAATTGAGTACCATTCAATACTGGACCGTCCTGGTGCGGTGGCATTGTTGCACCAGTTGTACCACGACGAAATATGGTCGCCATGAGGTCAAGTTTTTCTATGTCAAACATGCTGCTTATATGCTCGGATACTAAAGAGACTTGCCTATCAGCCAGCGCCCATAGTTCCGTGTCTTCGCGATAATTTATTGCAAAACCATTGTTTTTAGTTGGTTTTGGGTCTGCTGAAAAAGACGGAACATAATAAGGGGACCCATTACGAAGTTTTGTAGGTGCTTCTTCCCACCCCATATTCCCAACAGAGTTATCTGCTGTTGATATTTGTTTCCCGTCTTCAGTTATTTCAAAATTGAATTTTCCATCTGATTTTATTGCTAAATCAACAATATCTTTAGCGTCAATATCGGAAATAAAATTTGGGAGAATTGTAAGACTTGTTGTTTTACGCTGCATACGCCCTCTTTGTAATAGTTGAAGCGATTTTATCGCATTCAACTACTTAAATGCAGGTGGGAAAAACGGAGGAAAGTATGGTGGAAAGAACGGTGGGAAAAACGGCGGAAAGAACGGTGGGAAAAACGGCGGAAAGAACGGTGGGAAAAACGGCGGAAAGAACGGTGGGAAATATGGAGGCGCTACTGGCGTTACGGAGTTTGAAGAAGCAGAAGTACTGGAGCCATATACGGTTGATGCTGTGACCGTAAATGTATAAGCGGTTCCGTTGGTCAAACCAGTCACCGTTATTGGTGATGCTCCAGTTGCGGTAAGTCCACCAGGACTTGATGTTGCAGTGTATGTGACCGACCCAGATGTGCCAGTGGCTCCAGCGGTATAGGCAACTGTTGCTTGCGCGTTTCCAGCAGTTGCTGTTCCAATTGTGGGCGCTGACGGCTTGATTCCAGGAGTAATGGAGTTTGATGCAGCAGAGGTGCTTGAACCGTATGCGTTCGTAGCCGTAACGGTAAATGTGTACGCGGTCCCAAGGGTGATTCCAGTTGGCGTGATTGGAGAAGCACCACTACCGCTAGCCCCAGAAGGTGTGGAGGCAACAGTGAATGTGACTCCACCAGAACCAGCCGAGCCAGCAGTATAAGGAACAGAGACGGCACCTGTTGTGTTATTAAACGATGCTGTACCAATTGTTGGCGCACTTGGCTTAATTCCAGGAGTGACAGAACTTGAAGCAGAGGAAACACCAGATTCAACGCCATTTGACGCAGTGCCCTTGACGGTAAATGTGTAGGCGGTTCCAGCCGTGAGCCCGCTAACAACAATCGGGGAGGAACTGCCAGTTGCGGTAATGCTTCCAGGGTTAGATGTGACCGTATAAGAGATTGTGCCTTTACCTATGTAGGTGGAACCAGTAAACGGAACAGAGACATTGCCATTCGTATTGTCAAATGTTGGTGTTCCAACAGTTGGCGTAGTTGGTTGTTTACCACCACTATCAAGAGATTGATTTTGTGCTGCCATAAATTATGCCGAAAGGTCTCCTACAGCCACCCATGAGTCTGATGCTCGCTTGATTAGCGTAACATACGACCATTGGGCCCGAACCTTCAATCCTGGGGTGCCGTTAACCGTGACCCCAGCACCTGGTGTGATTGTGGTCTGCCCAGAGCCAGTTTGGAGCACATTTATCTGAGTTCCAATTGGATAGTTGACAGACGATGCTGGCGGGATGGTAAGTGTGTTTGCTGAGCCAACTCCCATTTCAACAATTTTTGACCTGTCGCCTAACACAAGCGTATAACTTGCTGTCTGGGCATTCGTGACCACATCAGCCAATTTTGACAGGGCAATACTGGCGGCGCTATTGATGTCTCCATCAACAATTGTTCCATCGGCAATCATTGAACTGGTAATCGTTCCAGATGGAGCACTGAAGGTTCCAGTGAAGGATGCGTTATTTACTGGTGCATAATATGAACCATGTTGGCCATCAAGGAGGTCTGCGTTCAGGTTGGTTACAGCAGTTGTTGAAGCAACGGTTAGCGGAGCGGTGCCAGTTGCAACAGTGCTTTCGTATGTGTTGGCAACAACATCTGCTGCCGCGTACGAGGCGTGTGCCGTATTGATTGGGTTAGTCGGCTCAACAGTCAAACCTTTAAAGAACTTAAATTTCTGTCCGTCAGATGCGTCGGCAAAAAGACCAGCATGTTTATATGTTCCGTCGTTGTAATTACCAGCAAATCCAAGGTCTGGGTTAGATACGGTGCTTCCGTCGTTAAGGTAAATCAACGGGTCTTCAATTGCCAAACTCGTTTGGTTCACAGTTGTTGTAGTGCCTGTAACCTGCAAGTTTCCACCGACAACAACATTCCCAGTTGTAGTGACCTTGGCAAATGTGACTTCGGAAGCCGTTCCAACTGCCTGGCCAATAGCGACGGTTGGAGATGAACCTTCTGCTGGGGTATGCGTAACCGTGACACCAGTTCCAGCAGTAATGTCGTTTACATAGTTTCCAGATGTATCTGTTCCCAAAGCAACGGAGTTTGCGGCGATAGTTGCTGTGAGGGTTCCGTTTCCAAGGTTTGTAAGCGTAACTGAACCAGTTAAATCGCCACCGAGGGTTATTACTGGAGATGCGGCTGAACTTGCCTTGTTATCCAGTTGAGACTGAATTGCAGAAGTTACACCATCTACATAGTTCAATTCTGTAGTTGTTAGCGTTGCTCCATCAAGGATGTTTAATTCTGATGCAGATGCAGTAACTCCATCAAGAATGTTCAATTCTGCTGTTGAAGATGTTACACCGTCAAGAATATTAAGTTCAGCAGTTGAAAGTGTTGCTCCATCCAAAATATTTATTTCAGCAGCGCTGGCAGTAACACCAGTTAGGTCGGTGGGAGCAATGTTAATTGCCGCAGTTCCGTCAAATGGGTTTCCAGCAATATTCCTTGCTGTTGCGAGTTTTGTTGCAGTTCCAGCATTCCCAGAGACATCACCAGTGACATTTCCAGTAAGGTTTGCCGTTACTGTTGCAAAAGTGACATTTGATGTAGTCCCTACAGCCTGGCCAATTGCTACTGTTGGAGTTGCGCTTTCGCCAGAGTTGTTTGTTAAAGAGACACCAGTTCCAGCAACCAATGATGCTACATACGCACCATTCGTATTTGTGCCGAGAGTCAATTCGGCATTGTTGGTTGTTATTCCGAGAACTCGTCCATACCCATCTCTTGTTATTGAAGATACAAACGCAAGTGTTGGGGAACCAGAAACATCGTTTTGAGTAATCGGAGCAAGGTCAATGCTGTCTGAACCAACAAAAATACGACCAGAATCAGCAGTAACAACATTTAGCGTATTACCAGTAGTCGTCAAACCGTTTCCAGCGTTGAACGACGCAGTTCCGCTGTATTGAACAAATGTAATGCTGTCGGTTCCAATTATGTGAGCGCCATTTGTCCCAGTACCAGTTGATGAAATTGAAAATTGCTGGTAGTAGTTATTTGTTCCTTCGCGAACACCAACGGATTCTCCAACTTTTATTTGTCCGACATGAGAGCCGTCCATATCATTTGCGCGCGTCAAAATCCAATGGGCCGAACCGCTTCCCTGTGCTGTTACATCATAAACACCGTTATGAAGTGCGTTGGCTTGGTTCTTTACAAGAATACGGTCGCCAGTTGCAGCCTCTGTCCCATCAACGCTTAGACGAGCATTTGTGGATGACTCAAGTACTGCGCCAATTCCATATCCACCGTCAAGGTCAAGCGTTCCAGCAGTATACGAAGGAGTATTTGGGAGCACTGCAGCCGTAGCAAGACGAGCGGTTTTGTGCCAGTGCTCTTCTCCAAGTCGCGCTTCAAGCGATGTGGCATTGATAATGTCGTAGTAGTCTGTTCCATTTTCGGTTACTTGCCACTTGTCGGTTGATTCGTTCCAGCGCAAAACAACATTTGTTGAATCTCCGCGCTCAACCTCTATCCCAGAGTTCAGGGATGGGGAGCCAGTTACGCCAGAGTTAAGAATGACGATATTGTCCTCAACTGACAGTGTTGCCGTATTAAGGGTGGTCGTGTTGCCACTGACGGTAAGGTCGCCAGAAACCGTCAAGTTGTTGAAAGTGACATTGTCTGTTGTCGCGACCCTTTGCCCAACTGCGTAGGCAAGCGAGGTCCATGCGGTTGTGCCATCGCCAATCTTGAATTTTCCTGTATTTGTCTCGTAGCCAACTTCTCCACTGGACAGCGTCGGGTTAGCAGATGTCCAGTTAGACGCCGTATCACGACGGAAAAGTATCTTTTTGTAAGCCATCAGGCATCGCCTCCATCTACTGTGTTGATATCGCCAGAAACCGCGGTTGACGACAATCCACCGTCAATTATCGCATATAAATTGCTCTTGTTCCATGTGGTACCACTCCAGACAAAGAGTTTGCCAACAATGAAGAATTGGTCATTTGTTGATGGTGATACTGGGAATGAAATAGCCATAAAACTCCTACGATGCGCTCAGGTCGCCAGAAAGTATCCACTCATCGGCCGCACGCTTCACGAGCGTCGCCACCGCATATTGTGCCGATAGGTAGAAACCAGGGTTGGAGCGGATTGTGACCCCAGATATGCCAACTACCTGTGTTTTTCCAGAACCATATTGGTAAACAGATATCGTAGTTCCTACTGGAAATGGAACTGAGGAGTTCAGGGGGACAGTAAGAGTATTTGCCGAAGAGGAATTTCGCTCAACTGTCTTATTCATGTCGGTTAAAACGAGTGTGTAATTTGAGTCGGAAGACGCTGAGATTCCAACTAATGATGTATTTTCCCACTCTGTTCCGTTATACACAAGAACCTGACCATAGGTTTCATCGGTAATCAGAACATCAATCAAATCCCTGATTTCGCTAACGAGTGGTTCGTCATTGAACAACTGAATCCAAGCCGATGAATAGTAAATATAGGCATCAAGCGTAAGGGAGTTGTACCAAAGGTCACCCTGCTCCGCTGGAGTTGGTGCTGTATCGGAGACGGTAATACTGCTGCTCGGTGCTGCTGGTGCTGATGTAGCCCATGAAGTTCCATTGAAAGAAATCAGGTCGCCAGTTGCTGCGCCAGTCGTTGACAATTTTGAAAGTGCTATTGCTGCAGTTGAACTAATGTCACCATCCACAATTGTGGAATTCGCAATCATCGTGCTCGTAACAGTTCCAACATCGGATGTTGTTACAACTGGGACACTTGAGCCGTTCGTAACGCGACCATATGTGTCAACCGTTACCGAGTTGAATGTTCCAGTTGCAGTCACAACACCGCTGCTTAACGCGACTGTTGGCGTAGCGCCTTCCAGCCCACTGTTATTCGTAAGTGTTATCCCAGTTCCAGCAACCAGTGATTCAACATATCCACCAGTCGTGTCTGTTCCTAGAGCGATTGAGCCACTAAGTGCCACCGTTCCAGTTGCGTTTGGAAGGGTGATTGTCCTATCTGCTGTTGGGTCTCCGACCTGAAGAGTTGTTTCGTAGTCGTTTGCAGTGTCACCTTCAAAAACAATTGCACCGCCAACAGTTATGCTTCCAGCAACGCTTAAATGACCTGGGTCAGCAATTGAAGGGGCAGCAATAACTTGCGTTGAGCCTGCTATTTCTATTTTTCCGCCGCCTGCTGTGGCGTTTGAAGTTACTCTTACGAACCTGGTTGCTTCGTGGCTTATTAATTCAACAGTTCCAGTATTCGGCGCAATCAGTCTTATTCCGTTTGCTGTTCCGTTATTATCCGCTAATAGGGCAGTTCGTGCTCTCGCGTCAGTAAAATAGATGTTTGTTGTTCCCTCTGCAACATCGTCAGAATCGCCAACGGTATCTGTGCCAAGGTTGATTTGGTCATTTACCCATAGTGTTCCGTTGTACTTTAGAAAATCCCCCGAAGTTCTATCAACAATAGAGACATCGTGCAGTTCGTCTAATTCATAACCGTTTTGTGTTGCGACATAGATGATTCCGTTTTCTGTAGCGCGGACTACTACGCCAATAAACACAAGATGCTCTGGTGCTGATGGTTTTGTCTTGGTAAATGCACCATCTTCACCCAGCCACAGAACATCACCAGCGGCATAGCCAGAACTAAGGTTGATGCCGTCCACATAACCACGAGTTACTACAGGACCATTCTCTGCTGATGCGATGTTTGCTGCTACCAGGCCAACAGTCTTTGAGGAGGTTGTATCGGAATCGTTGTCTGCTCGTTTTACTGTGGCATGGTCGCCAGTTGCGCCAAACAGATAAACCACTGTCCCAGTGGTGAGGGTTGTTGCTTCAGCGTTTCTTACATATGTGACTGTTGAGGCGTGTTTGTTTACCCAGTTTGTTCCGTCATATACGAGTGATTGGAACTCTTCTGGGTTGGTGATGACGACATCTGTAATGTCATTGATTGATGCTATTTCTACGGAGACTTGAATCCATTGCCCACCAGAACGATAGTAAAATTCGTTGTTAGTTGTATCAACGGCGATAGCACCGTCCGCTATTGATACGGTAGGGACGCCTGCTGTGGTTAGTGTGATAACTCCAGAAAGAGCCTGAAATACATCGTCTGTTTTTAGAACATTCGCACTATCTCGGTAAAGGGTCGTGTCACCAGTTGCTGAGCCAGAAGCCCATGTGATTCTTCCGCCTGCATCAATGCGGATTCGCGGGTATGAGTCTGTGCCAACTCGCGCGGAGATTGCCTCATCACTAGCGCTTGAGAACTCTGTTCCGCGTAGCGGTGTCCCTACAAATCTTGTCATTGATACAGCCTCAACTGTCTCTTCATGTCTGTCGCACCCCTCAAGGTGCTATGTCTTAACCGATTACTACAACTGTATATGCGCCAGATGATGGAGCAGTTGAGAAAGAAACAGTAACAGTGTTTGCGTCTGTTCTTACGGTGTCGGCAATAACGGTGTCGTAGTTGCTTGAATCGTAAACCTGAATCATTACTTCGCGCGTATTGAAGGCGTGAACAACAGTGAACGATGTATCTGCTCCGTTACCAACGGCCTTTGTAACCTTGCGCGAAAGGACTGGGGTGCTTACTCCAGCGCCCTGCGTTCCACCAGCAGCGAGGTTTGTGCGCGCTCCAGACTCAGTGCTTGCGTTGGTACCACCATTTGCAATTGGCAATTGTCCAGTTACAGCGGCTGACTGCGCAAGATTTACAGCACCAAATTCTGGAACTCCACCAGAACCAGCCTGGAGGACTTGATATTGAGTTCCAGCAGCGGTTACATCAAGCGCGTTTGTGCCATCACCGTATACGATTCCATTATCCGTGAATGACTCAACGCCAGTACCACCAGCGGTTACTGCGACTGTGGTTGCGTCCCATGTACCAGTAGTAACTGTTCCAAGTGTCGTAATTGATGATTGACCAACATAGGTTGACGCAATGTCAACAGTGTCGGCATTGACGGTGATTCTGTCTGCGGTTCCACCAACATTTAAGGTATTCCCGTCTTTTGAAAGACCGCTACCAGCAACAATTGAACCAGCACCAGAGAACTGAACCCAGTTCATTGCATCTGTTCCAACGGTAATTGCACCATTGGTGGAAACAACCCAGCCACTGTCTGCGTTTACGGTTCCTTCTTCAACAAAGGTGAATGTTCCGCCAGATACGGTTCCAGTGTCTGCGGTTCCATTGGCGTCGGCCGCGCGGACAGGAGCGCCAGAAGCCTGAACGACATAGATACCGTTTTCAGATGCGGTGCTCTGGTTCTTGACAAGAACACGGTCGCCAGCAACAAGAGTTACTGTCGTGTCAATGGTGTCCCCTGCCTCAAGGCCTGTTGCAACAGTAAGCGGTCCAGTAGTCGCTGCACGAACAGATTGCTTGACATCAAGGCCTTGACGGGCGGCATCAACATAGCCCTTTGTGGCAATGTGTGCAGCGTCTGTTGGTGTGGCAACTTTTGCATTACCGTTTGCGTCTCTTTTAACGAGTTTGCTTGCTGTTGCATCGGATGTCGCATCAGTCAGCATGTTCCAGAATGTGCTGGAGAGCAAACCAGCACTATCAGTGTCAGCAAGGTTCAGGGTTAAGGTTACTGTTCCGTTTGACTCTGTAATGGTGAGGGCATCTGTATGCGAGCCACCAGCAGAAATGGTGTGTGGCAAGGATTTCCATGCACTGCCCGTGTAGACCTTGATGGTGTCCGTGGCTGTGTTATAAATCATCCGACCTTCAAAGTTGCCACTTGAAGGGTCGGTCGGTACCTTTTCAAAAGTTACATTGAGAAGTTGATTTTGATTGATATCAAGATTTGTAACAAATTTCATTGCCATGAGTAATCCTTAAGTGAGGTAGGCATATCCAGAGAACGCAGAACTAAAGTTTACTACAATTTGCGTGTTGCTTACATATGAAATGTCACCAACGACAACGCTTTTTGCTGAATCAACAACCATTACAGACGGGTATCCACCGAGGACATGGTTTATCGTCCATATTGATGATGCGCTTGCTTGAGTGTGAATGTGGCGACGAACAGTTGCGGAACCAACCGTAGAGATGGTAATTAAACTAGGGACCTCTTCGTCAACATTTACATCAATAACAGAGTCTTCAATAATTACCTGATTGGGAACGGAGTTTGTCACTGTCATCGGGTCACCTCCTGCGACAGACGCCATGCACCTTGCAGAACTCTGCTGACAACCCCAGTATCAGAAATTATTTCAAGGTCATATACACCAGAACTCGTGAGCAATGCCGTATCTTCTGCGCTTATTGTTAGTTCTATCGTTCCGTCTTCTCCGCCCAGAACAATGCTCCCATCATCGGTTGAAAGTTCTATGAGGGTCGTGGATGAGTCAACAGTCCGTCGCACATGCATGCGGGCCTCGTACCCGCTCAGGTCGTACAGGAGGTATGTAGGGTCGGATGGAGGCGACGCAGGGTCAGGGTAACGCATTGTGATAAAACGCGAAAATGTAGCCCCCTGCTGACAAGTTATGTTGTAAGTTCCTGCAAGCATAGATGCGCGCTCCTAATTTTCCCGCGCCCCAATTGTAAGCCAATACTGCCATCGCTGGCAGGAGGAATGACTACAAGACGCTTGAGGAATCCTTGTTTGGTCCGACTTTCTTGAGGCCCATGCTCATTGCAATTGATGCTGCTAGTGCAACAACTCCAACCTTGAGAGTTGCAGTGTCAACTAATGCATCAAAATCTGAACCAGCAGCAATCCAAGCACCGAGGTATGCGGTAACAAATGTTTTTGCTGCCTGCTCAACTGCGTCTTTGATGAACTTTGTGCTCATAGTGTCTCCGTTTCGTTGGTACTCAATTTTACCACTACGCGAGTACTGCTGTATCAAGAACACCAGCGCTCAGGCTTCCGAGCAAGAATACTGGAGCATACTCGCTAGAGCCAAGAACAGCCTCGTCCAAAATTCCATAATCAGGGTCGTCAAGAAGCAGCGGCAACTCGTCAAATACTTCGTGATGGAGTTCAAACCCAAGGGGGCGGGTCAAGTTGGCAATCGTCAACACTTCAACGCTTGTGTCGCCAACAGAAGAAACACCAGGCGTCTCGTCGGTGAGAGTGTAAATATTTATGGTAAAAGATGTTCCACCTGGAATTATGTAAACAACTTTGTTTCCAGTCAAGACTTGCTTGACCGTTTCACGAAGCGCCTGAGTCGTTCCAGCCTCGCGTCCAAGATATGCGGTCTTCAGTTGCCATGTAGCAAAAGCGTCAGGGTCTTGAATTATTTCGTTACCGCTAACCGTGATGCTTCTGATTAGTTTTGCTCCAACAAACTGAGCAAGCCACTGTTCGTAGTCGCTATCAACATAGTCTGCGTCAACCAATACGCTATTTGCCCAAATCGGGTTGCTGCCGAATTTCGCAGAGATTTCAGACTGACTAAACCTGTAAAAGTTTGAAGACATTTGGCTGGCAATTCCAGCGTAATATGTCAATGCGTGCATCAGTTTATAAAACGGATACTGCGGGAACACCTGCTCTTTGTCTTTATCCCACATAAATGTAGGTAAATTGCGCCGTCCATTTTGCACAAATGGATTGTTATAAAAAGACACATCGTCAACAAGTGTCGGCAGCGACATGTATATTTTTGAGCCACTATGGCCCATGATGGTGACACTTACCGTGAATTCAGAAGGGTCGTGGTCTGACATGAGCAACTGCCCAGACCATGCGGTTGACCAGTTACCAGCAAATGTTGTGTTGGAATATATTGATTCCGCTCCATGTTGGTCATCCAGCATGGTCTCAACTGTCAAAACTCGCGAGCATTTTAATCTGGAATGAAATTGAAGAAGCGATTGAATTACTGCTGCTGGTTCTGCTGGGAAGTTAGTTAATGAAACTACTACTGGTTCATTTTCATCAATTGGAAGAATTTCAAAAGAGTATTGAAGCGGGTGGATGTATGTATCCGAAACCACTGTCGCTGAAGCGTTCGTGAATGTCCAGTCATGCTCGTACCCAGTAGGGCTCTGGACTTCCAGAGTTCCTCCAGATGTAGCAATCCTGGATTCCAGCCTGTTTCTAGGAGAAATCAGATTAGTGGTTAATTGACTGTATGCCATATCAACTTGCGTATGCCTCTAGCGTCAAAAGAATGTTTCCTTCGGTTAATTGCAGGAGGCTTCCCTTTTTGTCGTACAGAAGGTCATTGCCATCTGCCCCACTCCATCCAGGAAGCGTCACGGTCGCAGTTCCTCCAGAGGAGTAGGAACCAGATGCACCACCAGAGACGCCAACTGTGAATGTTGTTGCGTTTCGTGCAGTAATAATCTTGTTGGAAATATTTAGACCCGAAGGGGTGATTCCAGTAACAGTAACCGTTTGTCCAATGCTGAAATTATTATTTGCCGTGTATGTGACGGCAGTTCCAGAAACGCTTGCGCCAGTTATAGACGCTGTTCTTGTATTGCTAATTGAAAGCGCTGTTACATGGATTACCTGCGAGTTGAGTTGGATGCCATTCAAAACAGTGTTGTAACGCAATCTTTCTTCTGTGTACTGAGCATTCAGTGGACTATACAACTCAAGAAGGTTCCCAGCGATTTGAGAAGACAAGGCGCTTGATGTCACGGATGAGTCATAAAGAACGGTTGCATTAATGAAGAAATTAAGCAGCGGCGGGTCTAATACATCCAGGGTGATGCCAGCGACAGACCTTGATACGGCATCATTTTTTATGTCAGTTTTTTCGTCAGCCGTCAAAAGCCTATTTGGGCCATAGGCATAGATGGTTGCATAACCAGCAACATCGCTTTCGTCAACATCAAGCGAGCCCTCTGGGTCGGTCAAGTCATAGACTTTTGCTCGCGTAATCAAATCTGGGTATGCTGAAACCAGGAAACTTTGCAACTGGCTTTTTGTTGTATTTGCAACAGACAGCGATTGTATGTATGTAATGGCCCGAGACAAAAAGTCATTGGTTGACTCCATGCTTGTTCCGTTCGCAAAATCCCCACTGCATTTTGCAGAATAAATTGACTGGTCATACGACAAAACAACCAATTCGTCATTGATGTTCACATCTGGAACCAAGCCGATTGTGACTGATGTGCACGATACGGTCCCAGTTGGCAGAGGGTCATCTATACCAACCGCATTGATTACCAATACATCGTCCGTGTAGTACAAATATTGAACAACTTGCTCATTCTGAACCACCTCTTGAGCGAGGATGGTGCCTGATGGGATGGTTGTTCCGTTTGTTGAAATTGCAGTAATTTCAGCAGTTAGGGTGGCGCGAGTTCCCTCATGAACTGGAGCGCCAATCATCTTTGTGATGCCCATCATCAATGAGTTTGGGATTCTATTTATTGCGCCAACATTTAGTGCTGTCATGTATGAGATTGCCTGGAACATTGCATCTTCTGGTGTTCCAACTCTTAGCGAGAAGTCTGGCAGGACGGCACGCGCAACAGCGATTGAGTCCAAATAAATATCTGCAGGCTGGACATCAAGTGGCCGCAAGTCAATATATTGAGTGAAATCAATTGGCATTTTTGTTCCTACCTGTTGTAAATGAATTTAACAGAAATTGTTCCGTCATCTGAACTTATTGTTCCACCAAGTGATTGGATTTGCACTTCTGGAATAAATTTTGAAGCCGATAGGGCAAGTTTTTCTGGAGACACTTTAGAGAAAGTTGGGTCATATACGCCAAAGTCTGGAGTCAGCGGCAATGACGCTGGCTCAGTCAAAATGCAGAAACTAATCAACTGCTTAAAATAACCGTCTGAATTTTGACGCAGTTTTGAAATGCTGCCGTCATTGTCAAACGATAAAGGAAATTTTAGTATGTCCATAAATTCACCAAATCAATTATCTCACAACGCTTGCTATGCCTCTAGCGCTTGAACGCGAAGTTCAAGTGCATCAAAATCAGCCTGGCTTACGAATACATCCTGTTTTTTAGAGACTGCACCAATTATGAATATTCTCTCCGTTGAGTTGTCTACAAATGTGCAAAGAACTTCGTCCCCAGCGGAAAGAGCGTAGGTTTCAGTTCGGCCAACAAATTGAACATCCTTGTAAACAATGTCCCCAAGCGCACTTATTCTGATTGAAGGCAGGCCGCTGGAAGCGGAAACAACAGTCCCAACGAAAACGCCGTTAAGGCTTGCCGCATACGAGACTGCCCTGCCGCGGTGAATATCGTTTTGCATAAATCCTCCAGTTACTGTCTAGTGGTGTTTGATTGCTGTGAGCCAGCAGTATTAAAAGACCCAGAAAGTGCAATATTATTAAATGACGACGGGAACTCAATTGCTCCTGGATATATTACACCAACATCAATTTGTTTGATTTGTTTAATTTCCTTGTCTGTCAATTCAGGAGTCCTAAACTGCACGCTTACTGGGTCTGGACTCATCTCCTCATAATCAACCGATGTGATTAGGTAATTGCCGTTCAGGAACGGTACATTCCCAACAAATGCAGTCATGCCAGGGCGCAGTCTTACGCCGTTCGTCCGCTCAACAATGCAGGAGCCGTCAGTCTCATGTGGGTCGTTTTCTGCCTTGTGCATGGTTGGGAGTTGCAACAACTTGAATGTGTCATAGGCAACCCCAGTAAGATTGTCAACCGTTGATGGGTATGTCAGATACGAGTGATACCTTGTCTCGTCAACATTTTTTCTTTGCTTAGGCACCCATTTTTGAACGGTATATTCTTCAAGGCCCCATTTATGTAAAAGCCATTTCTGGCTTCCGAAGTAAAGCGTTCCATCTGCTTCAAAAACAACAAATTTATTTTCTCCAGCAATTCTTTTTATTACATCCCAAACAGAATCTGCTTGCTTGTCACCTGAAGCGGTGGTTATGTTTGCCGTCTTTGTTGTCTGCTGGCCAACAAAATCAAGGCCATATTTTCGTGCTGCATTTTCAACAAATGAAGTACTGGTTCCAGTTATTACACCTGGTTTTCTGTCCCTCTTCATTTGCTGTATTGCTTTCGTGTAGGCCTGAATTCTCACTATCGGCGAAGCACCATTTGACTGCTCGTATGTGACATCGGCGATTTCAAACGGGTAACCCCAATATTCTGGGGCCAAGCCAATTGATGTTCTGCTTACATTGCGGATATTTTGACTTTTGTAAATTACAGTTTGACCGACTTGAAAGTAATTTCTTTGCGCCATTTCAAAACCTGGGTCAACTACATCAAATGTCAATGCAGAAGCACTATCAAGCGTAAAACTGACTTTTAGTGACAAAATGTTGTTATGCAGAGTCGTAACAAAAGATTTTTCTGGATAAACAAAAATTAAAGGAACTAGTCTTTCAGAACCTTGCAATTCGTACCTGGGTTGATTAGCAACGATGTCGTCATACGACAATTCTGCTATGTCGGGAGACTCAACCGTAATACTTGAATTAGATGGACCAGATGGCATAAATTATGGCTCCACTACTGGTTCCGTCGGAGGTGGGTTAAGCCATTTATCGTCAATAAATCCAGTTGAAAGATTTTCACTGATTAGTTGCTGACTCGGTTCTGTCTCGGGGGTTGGTTGTCCAGGAATTCTTGGAGGAGTATGCACAAGTTTTGGCATTGATATTAAATCTTGTTTTTCCATAGGAAACTCTTGAACCGTAATATTTGCCTGTGCCCGAGTAATTTGCATCAGTGAATTTCGTCGTTGCGCCGTAATTGACAAATCTGTTATAACAAATTGGATTCCACGAGGTGTATTCCCAGTGTCGTATCTGAATTGGGAGGTAAACATATCGTCAAAATTGTAAAATGTAATTGGGTAGGGAGTTTGCGCAATCCTACGCAAAGTTTCAATTTTCTTTTCAACATGAGTCAATAGCCCATCATCCTCGTTCGCAATGACAAAAGAAAAAGACATAGTTAATAATTGAAATTTTTTCCAGTCAACAAAAGAAAATCCGCCATTTCTGTCAACACTTACCCACTCGCCTCCAAGGCCAGCATATTGAACTTCATTTGGTTTTTGTTCAAATACAAATCTGTTGTATCTATAGTTTGTGGTTCCAGTCGTTGAACTAGTTGCATAAATTTGAAACATTTGTGGTTCAAGCATGAAGTCAGAAGCATCATCTGCTTGTTTGTAGATTCTGTCAGATGTTAAATTGTCTGCAAATATGTTACGACTTCTTTGAATCTGTATACTTGAGACGACTCCAGGGATATACTCAAATAGCCCGTTGTCAACTGTTCCCTGTCTGCCCCCAGAACCGTTTCCGCCTCCTGAGCCGCTGCCGCCACCTGAACCGCCAGCGCCGCCGCCAACGCCGCCAGCGCCGCTATTTGCATCATCCCCTGGCGATTGCAGCGATACAACTGACGCCTGATTGCGAGCAATATTTATTTGAGCCTGCGTATAACCCATATCAAGCAGTTCGCGTCTGATTGCATCATCGCTGAGACCGCGCTTTTTATACATACTCCACAAGCCTTGGCCTTCTCCTACATAGCCACCATTTCCAGCAGAATAAAATGCAGTTCCAGTTGCTCCAGTTATTGATGTAACCGCTTGCCTATTCAATTCATCTTCGTGCATAAAATGCGATTGATAGGCTCTTACAACATCGTCGCGAGTTTGCAATAATTGAAATTTATTATCAGAGCGCCCAGGTGCCTTAAACCAGAGTGCTAGTCCAGAATCGTAACTACCCCTGGCGCCGCTTGCTAGGTATGCATTAAACCTATTGAGCAAATCTTGCAAAGATATATTTGTAAGTTTTTCTTCACCTAATTTGTATTCTGCATATGTCGTAGCAAGTGGCCCAGCCTTTATTAAGCCCCTTGCCTTGAATACTGGAGTTGCCGTATAAACAACATCATCAACATCTCGCCGCCCATCTTTGCCAGTCACCTTGGTTCCAGAGACAGAACATTTTGGGTCTACCGTATTTTTGTTGACTACTTCTGCTGTTAAAACTTTATCTTTAATACCAATAACATAATTGGTTGTTAAATCGTTGCTTCTTACAAAAACTTTTGGTTTATCACCGTAAATTTTTCTGTTTTCCTCGTTGAAATTTGTAATGACATAGTCTGTTTCCAAATAAGTGAAACCACCGATATTTATGGTCTGGCCCTGATATGCCATGACTATCTCCTGTACATTTCTTCGCGATTCATTCTGTCAAGGTGTGCTTTTACTTGCTGAACAATTTGTTCGGTATTTCCACCACTGACATTGATGTTAATTGTATTTCCACCGCTACGAGCAGAATCATTTGAATTTACTTGTTGCACGATAGGTCGGCTCATGGATGGAACTGATGTATCACCCATTGGGCCTGGGACCACATGAAGGTGACGGTTTTGTGAGCCACCGTGGAATTCAGCAAATCCGCCATTTCGTTCAACTGTTGTCTTATACATACCAAGTTGATTGCCGACTAGGTCGTAAGCACGACCAGTCACATGGTCAGAGTTGATTGAGCCAAGACCAGTTGTTCTGTATGACGATGTAATGTTTCGTTTTCCAGCAATACCAGCATTCATCATGCTATGGCGAGATAGTGTCTGCACAAGTCGTGAAGATGTTGTATCGCCAATTCCTTTGCCTCGCGGAGTAAATGTGTCATCAATGCCAGCAGCCTTAAACACTTCCGTGAGGGCTTCTTTGCTCCACCATTCTGGGCGCTGCGAAGATTCAGGACTGTAGAAAGCCCGTTGTTCCTCAATAAGTTTGCGCTGTTCGTCTGCGACCAAGGCCTGCTTTTCGGTTAGGTCAGCCAAATAGAAAGCCTTATCTTCAGTATTAAGCGTTTTGACATCCTGTTGATTGATTGATATTCCGTAACTGGAAAGGGCGGAAGATATGCTTCCCTGGGTGTTGAAAAGTTCACCGCTGCTAAGCGCAGTGGCAAATCTTTGCTGGGAGTCAAGGTCAAGACCCTTGAATTGGTCTGCAATACTCTGCACGCCGCCTGCCCCAAGCATAATTCCTTGTTCGGCCATTTTTGCGGTGAATTGGCCCTTTAGCGCACCCTGCATTGCTTGGTCTTGCTTGCCGAAGAAATCATTCATCGCTACACGCGAGGCGCTTCCAGTTGCATAAATGTCTGCGCCCATACCCTCAAGAGGTCCGCCCTTTTGGGAGTAGGCCTGCCCGCCTTCGCCAAACTGCCTGCGCAGTTCAAAGTAGGTCTTCATGGTGTCGCCACCACTAATGATATTCATCTGCTCTGCAGCAGTCTTCATGAAAGAGCCGAGGTCCTCCATGTCAACTGGTCCACCACCAGAGGCTCGCCTATTCATTGAGAATGCCTTTGCCGCTTCGTCAAGAATCAATGGCGCTTTTTGGCGCTTTACAACCTCATCAAATACCGTGAGATTATTAACCATTGCTTGATTGAGGTCCATGTTGATTTGTTCTGCTGTCTTGACAACAGTCAAACCAAGTTCCACCAGAACCTCGTTAAAGTCTTTTGTTGCGTCGTACAGATTCACGCCCAATGACATTGCTAGGCGGTCAATTTCCTTGCCGCTCATTCCTGTCATATCTTCAATGACTTTGGTGCGTCGTTCGTAAACGGTATTTAGTCTTTGTGCAGCAGTTGCCTGTGCATCGCTTCTATCAGCAAATCGCTTAAGGGCAGTTCCTCG